CTAAATAAGTGAGCCGTAGCTGCGGAAGGTGGGTTATGGTCAACTCGATCCGCACGGATTTCTTTATCACCTAGTACAAAGGCTTCGCATTTATCATCAGTCCAGCCAAACTGCCTACGAGCCATATCTGCTGGCGCATTAAATTGCATGTGGTTAACCCATGTAGTTACGTAAGACATCATCTCATCCATCTTCACCATTGCTACACCTTTAGAGGATAGATACTTTCGTAGTTCTTCCTTTGACGTAATTGCTGAGGATGGCACTGTAAATTCTTTTACACCGTCTTTTGGTAGGTGTAGTTTTAAAACAATCGCTTCGCCCACGTCTGAATCTTCAAGGCGACGTGTTGCATATAAATCATTATGGTAAATCTGTACTTCTATCTCATCATCTTCTTTAATAAGCCGCTTATAGATACCGCCATTCTTGCCACGGAAATACGGCTCAGGGTATTTAGGAATGATGTAAGTCTGTGTATGCCCTTGGTCTACATCTGCTGGCATACCTTCAACAATGTTATCTTCATCAGTAGCTTCTTGTACTTCCCGCCCCAATACAATCGGGGATTTGATGGCACCTTTATGGGTGCAAGTATCACAACCGCCTGGATTATATTCTTCAAACTTAACGCAAGTATAAGGACCGCCTTTGATACCCCGTACCTTGCGGTCTGCAAACTCAGGGCTGTATTCAGGATGCTTATTAGAAATCTTAGCAATAGCGGCATCAGCATCAATACAAAACTTAGCAATAGAAAGACCTGCCCTCCAAGGAGGTTCGCCCATCGTTTCTTGATTCTGAAAAATCCATGCCAACTGTGGGCAGCCTTCTCCCTTGCTGGTTTTTAGCATAATCGTCTTAAAACGATTGGTGTAGTTTCCAAGGATTGCTTTAGTTACTTCATCCAGTTCGCCACGAGGGATATAGGAAGGTCTTTGTAAGACAATCCCACCCATAACATCTTCTAACGTTCCTAGTTCCAACGGGTCTTGTATAAGACCTAGTATCGTAACGTCTCTAGGAGTATCGTTCTTAAAGTTAAGAGTGCCCGGAACTCGTAGGATTCGCACCGAGTCTGCTGTTACAACAGGGTCAGCTTCGAGGTCATGCAGTTCACAGAGCTTCTTTAGCTTCTCCGCTAGGGGTAGCCATACCTCACGTGAGATAGGGTCTTTAATCGCCCAATATGCGTGTATACCCCCGCCTGAGTTAACAAGCGTTGGTTTCGGCATACTAGCCGTAGAACAAAAATTCTTTAGTGCCGCAAGTGCTTCTTGCTGGGTCTCATAGGGTTTTCCCTGACCACAGTCTAAATCTATAAATAAGGAACGTAACTGCTTAACATTAGCAGTCTTCCTAGACTTCCCATCTTCAAACGTCGCTAATGCGTAGTACGCATTGTAGCCTTCGTCTTTTAAGTTCTCAGCAACTTTTACTGCGTCTTCCAAATTAGGGAAGAACTTTTGTACAGGCCTATCTGAGTCTTCTTTTAGCCCGACAATGCAGTAGTATCCTTCGTTACCAAGGACTTGCTGTAAAAATTCTAAGTTGTTCATAGCCACCTTTTAGGGTGGGGGTACTTGCGCCTCATGTGAAGGAGAATCTTGCGATTCATACGGGCTATTTAAAGTCGCCGAGCCGACTTGCGCTTTCCCCCCGTAAAACAGTTTTACTTAAGCATCATCCCATTCACCAACTAAGTCTTCTAACTTAGATTCAGTTCCCATTGTGGGTTTTTTAAGTGCTGCTTTTTTTGGTTCTTCTACTTCAGCTTCTACTGGTGCAGCTAATGCTGCCTTCAAACTTGGCTTAACACCGTCAGTTTGTGCGACTGTTAGTGTAACAGCAGAGATCGCTTCAGGAGAATTTTTCAATTCTTGAATAATGTGATACTCTTCTTCGCTCACTGGGCGCACAGGTTTAAATACTAGCTTAGGGGTAGGGCTTGCTGTGTCAAATCGCATCTCAGTAACCACACCAGTAATGGGTGTACCGTGATTCTTCAAATGACGAGCGTATGCCTGTAAAGGTAGCTTACCTTTTTCACCATCACCAAACACAGAAGTTGGTGGCAGTACTAATTGGTAAACTTCTTTTTTTGCTACTTCATTGTCCAGTATAACGGCTAGACGTTGTTGATAGCGGCAAGCACGACTCTCTCCTTGACCTGAACCTTTGATGTTTTTTGGGCAAGTGAGGCAGGTGGCTGACTGCGGACTCTTTACCTTTTCATCAGGGCGTTGGCTGTCGGAAGACCAGCAAGTTGGGGATACAGTTTCACCTTCTACATAACTACCTGAGTAGTAAATACGAGAAACCTTTGGCGCAGCTTTTACAATCACTACGCTCATAGAACGTTCTTCGGATACACGATACTCTTTACCACCAATAAACTCACGGAATACACCGCCTTTAATTGAGATACGACGTGCGCCTAAGTTACCACCATCGCCTGTACCAGCTAAGGCATTAGTTGCATCATCAGTACCTTGTAAATAGGCAGGTAAACCACCTTTAAATAGAGTCATTTCACTCATGCTAATTCTCCTTAAATATCTTCGTCAGGGTTAAAGTTAAAAGACAGTTGTGCTCCATTTGAATCAGCAGTAACTGTCAAACTGCCGTCCTTTTCTTCTCGTATTACTCTGCCGCCGCTTAGTTTACGCATCGCCTCTTCCACCTCAGAAATTTTAAAGCGGTATACACCACCCATTTTCAAAGCGGGAATTAGGTTTTGTCGAATCCATGCACGGACAGTTGATATGGATACTGCAAAATGCTTTGCAACATCTTCAATCGGTACAAACGCTTCTTCTACCATTATTTCCTCCTAATTGTTACCGAATACTCACTGTTTGCATTTAGTCCGGGTGGTAATAAATCCGGATGCTCCTCCAAAAATGCCGCCATATTGGTTTGATTAATTGCTTTTACCAATAGTTCCGGCACACCATGTTCAAGGATAAACTTGTTCATGGATTCCCAATCCGACGTTGCATACTTCGTCTTTACAGTACGGTATACAAGGCCAGCCTCAGTTCTTAAACTCTCAACTCCAGTTTCCTTCATGTAGTCGAGAACAGCGGTCTTTACCGTCTGCATATCTTCATCTAATTTAGCAATCTGAGCGTCAAGTTCTTTAGTTAATTCTGCTCTTCTGGCACGCATCTTAATATAGACACGGGTCAGTTTTTCTAAACGCATGGGGGCTTGGTGTACTTCTTCTGTCATAACATTCTCCTGTTGTTAACAATAGCGGCATTTTTGTTTTCTCGCTATTGGTACTTCTACTATGATATCAAACTTTTTGTTAGTTCAACAAATTCTTGTAAAGATCAACTAATTTTACATGATCGTCAATACGTTCATCCAACATCTTGTACAAGTGCCTTTCAGCGTTGCTTCCTTGCAACCTTACAACTGTAACTGGGTGTCGTTGCCCTGCACGATGAGCACGTGCGTTAGCTTGTGCATATATCTCAAGGCTTGGAGTCGGACCCCACCACACCACTGTATCTGCGGCTGTAAGCGTTACTCCGTGTGCCGCCGCTTGCGGTTGAATAATTAAAATACGTGGATCAGGTGTTTCTTGAAAGCGTTTAAATATATCTGATCGGTTACCCGCACTCACATCACCACTAATAATATCTGTTGTAAATCCGTCACTTTTTAACTTCTCCGAAAGGATGCGGATTGTATGCTTGAACGGTACAAAGATTAGAATCTTTTGTTTGGTTTCGTCAACAACTTCCCGTAATACTTTGTAACGATTCTTAATATCAAACTCTAGGGTCTCACCGCTATCTGAATATACTGCTCCACAAGATATTTGTAGGAGTTTGTTCATACCCACTGCGGCATTCACTGCGGTAATCTGTTCCCCAACGGTCTGAACTACTAACTGTTTACGCAGTAAGTCGTAGTATTTCTTTTGCATTGGAGTCAATTCGACTTCACGGGAAACATAAGTTAGCTCAGGTAAGTCTAAACATTCTTCTTTGGTAAATCGGATAGCTGGCTGGAGCGCCTCAAACACTACCTTATCTGCATGGGGTCTGTTTACCCAACGAAACTGCGATACTTTGTACATCACCATGTCTTTAAAGGCTGAGTAAAACTTAGGTACATTTAAAGGGCTTACTAATTTAGCTAGTCCGTAGGCATCTACGGGGGACTGTGCGGCTGGTGTACCTGTCAGCATCCATAGCCATGTATCAGGTTTAAGAATTCGGTTTAATGTTTTCCAACGAGTAGTTTGTACGTTCTTATATGCGTTTGCTTCGTCTATAACAACAAGGTCAAAACCCCCGTTAGCTATCTCCTCTTGCACGATCTCCACACCATCGTAGTTAATGATGACGAATTCAGCATTTGAGTTAATAACTCGTAAGCGTTTTTCCCTGCTGCCATACGCAATATCAACATGACGGTGCATAGCAAACTTAAATAGGTCTGCCCGCCAAGCAGAATCCATAATAGATAGGGGGCAGATTACCAACACACGCTTGATTCGACCTAGCTTCATTAGGTAGTCAGCCGCCCATATCACTGAGCCTGTCTTACCTGTGCCTTGTTCATTAAGACAGAACGCACGACGATGTATGGTTAGAAATGATGCAGTAGTTTTTTGATGGTCAAACGGCTTATGTAATCCAGGCCAGTTGTAATGTCCCATGATTGGTGATGGGATGTTTTTTATGTCTAGGTTCTTTAAAACTTGTACTTCATCTAAGCCCCAATTAACGGCGACCTGATTCGCACCAACGGCTCGGCTCTTTGGTATTACTGTCGTAACTTTGTTTGGGTTACGCAGGTTTAACAACAAAACCTTATTATCTATTATCTCCAACACATTCTCCTGTGTAAAGCAGTATCAGGCAAAAGCGGTCTCCCGCATTGCCTAACATCATTTATTCTACTACAACTACAAGTCTTATTTAGACTTTTTTCTTTCTCTTTTACTTACTTCTGATACAAGATTGCTCTTGCCATCACGCTTAAAGCTACGGTTCTTAGACTTAGTTTGTACACTAAACCCATCTTTATTACTACCGCCTTTATCCAAAGCTTTCTTGTGCGATAAGTCCTTACCTTCTCTACTTTCGGCAGTCTTATTTTTGTCTAGTGGGCTATCAGCATGCTTCTTATCATATGCACGTCTTAAGCGTTGACGTTCCATACGTCGTTCAAGTTCACCTCTAGATTGTTGCTGTTCGTATTCTTTTTTGTAAGGTCTAGGTTTATTAACGTAGGGCATTTTAATTTCTTCCGTTGTGGGAACACTCCAAAACAAGGCAGTGTTTTTTGCATAGTCCACTAGGGCGAGGATTCCAAATATCATGCTCGTAGGCGAACTTTAGCTTGTTGAACTCTGCCAACCATCTAGCCCACATTTTATCCTGATTCTCCCCATCATACGAGTCCTTTATGAAGTTCTTGCTGACTACAAAAAACAAGGCTCCTTTGACCTTTTCCACCTGTGGGAAGTGCTTAAACATGGCTAAAGCCATTAGTTCTAACTGGTCGGTATCGGCATATTTAGCTGATTTGCCTGTCTTATAGTCTAAG